GTAACTCCCGACATACCTTATCCGAAAGTCCGAGTGGAGTGGATCGATTGTGTGAGTGATTCGGGCTGGGCTACTGAAAAAGAGTTTGATAGAATGAAGTTAGCTAAACCAATAAATGAGGGTTGGTTGTATGAAAAAACTAAAAACCATGTAAAATTATTTGCATCATACGATAGAGATGAAGATGGTTTTAGTTTTGGGGATAGGACTATGATTCCAAGAGCTTGGGTGAAGAGGATTCAGAAGATTTAACTTCTGCTGCATCTCCCTCAATTGTTTTTGCTTTTAAAAGAGGTTCGTAATCAGATAAAATTTGTTTCATTTTGTTTTCAAGCTCTTGTTCAGAAAGATCCTCTAGTTTGCCCGTTTTTATTATCTTTCTGTCAATGTATAAACCGGCAGCCTTACCTCTATTCGCCTCCGCATTCACGGCAGATGAAAAACTTCCTTTTTTAAGTGCTGCCTCTCGCAATCTTGCAAGTTCTGCAACATGGCCTTCGTAGGTCACTTCATGTTTCTTTAATCTTTCTTCTTTTAACTCACCAATATGTTTTACTACTAACGGAGATAATCTGGGATTCGTAAGCTCAGATCCCTCTTGTCTTGCTCTTTTTGGAGAATAACCCGCCCTAAGTGCTGCTTCAGTTTTAGTCATTGGGCCATTTTCATCACCGAACACTAAAAACTCAGCAAATCTTTGTTGCATTTCTGTTAATCTTTTTGGTAATCCCATAATTGACAATTTAGGGTAACAACACTATAAAGTCAATATATGAAAGATGACAGGGGTAATTTAGATTTAACCAAAGAAATAGAAAACTTAAAAGGTCAAGTTGATGGTTTTAAAGCCTTGCTGCAACTTTATAAAAAACAACTATGGGATTTAAAATTAATACAATCTGAAAATGAAAAAAATAAAAATTTAGTAGAAGGCTATAAAAAAGTTATCGAGGAAATCGCTAAAAATGTTCGTTAAACATTTACAAGAATATTTAGATAAATTTACTGAAGGACCTAATGGAATGAGAGGTAATGCTGTCAGTAATGCAAGAATTTATATTATGACTAGTAAAGGTTATTTAGAGGAAATTAAAAGAATTGAAGTGCATGAAAGTAATAATCCAAAAGACACATCAATAAGAGTTGTTTTAAAACCAAATAAAGAAGAAAAATTAATACTTCCCCCAGGATATATTAAGGATTACTAGGGGTGTCGGAGCAACAACACCCCTAGACTCTTTGATTTAAAAAGGAATGTCGTCTATATCAGAAGTGTTTGAGTTTTGTTTTTTTTCCTTTTTCCATTTCTCAAACTCTTCCTTATCTTTCTCCTCTTCTTTCCATTGAGTAGATAAAACCTCAGAAACTTTTTTCTTAATTTCCTCTAAACCATCTTCAGTATCAACAAGAGTAATTATTTGTTTAATCAACTCCATTTTGTCTTTTTCCATTTTGTACCTCCTTTCTACTTACAAAAATTAATTCATCATCAAAAGCATTTGGATCATATATGGCTAATTTATCATCATCTTGATTATAACGAATATGAAATGCCCATTTATTTTCTACCATTTTTTGCATTTTCCAATCTTTCTTAATATTTTTTATAAAATTCTGTAATTTAAATTCTTCACAATAAACCGTTAAAACTTTATGTACATAAGACATTTCGTTTTGAGGAAAAATTATAAAACCAACTTTGTTAGGTTTTAAATCTGTAAAATTTTCAATATAGGCACAAGTAAAATCTCTACAACCTTTGGGTCTTTTTTCATAAATTTTACAACCAACACCTATTTCACAATTTTCACACCATTTGTGAGATTTTTTCTTTTTTTCGAAATAATTTATTTCTGGTAATTTACAACACATATTACAATCACTACAATTTCTAATATTTACTGTTTGTTTTCCCATTGTTTTAATTGTTTATCAAACTCCTCAAAATTTACATTTGAATTTACAAAACCTATAACTTCACAACGACCACTTTCAAAAATAAAATAATTTATCAAATCATTTTGTAAATATTTTTGACCTTCTTTAGTCAACTTATATGTTATAATTTTGTTGTGTGATTTATTTTCTTTTATAAAACCTTTGACAATGTTTTTATAAATTTCTATTCTCACTAACAATTTTAATTCCTCATGATTAGTTCTCCAACCAACCATAAATTTTTTTAAATCAAAATCATTTTTATAATTTTCATAAATATCTTCAAAAATATCTTTATGTGTTTTATCTAAAAAAATTTTATATTTAGAGCAACCTTCATTTAATTTTGTTAAAATAAAATAGCTTAATAACTTGTTAATTGGTTCTTTGCTTTTTTTGGCAATTAATTTCTGTATTTGTGATATATCTGTATGCATATATGTTTCCTACACTATCCTATATAATTGTCAAACAAATTTTTTTACAACTCCAGGTTTAAACACAATCCGAACAATATTGCCTATTTATAGAGCTTTGGTTCTTGTATAGTGATTGATTGCAATTTTTAGCTTTACAAATTGTAATACCCTTTAAAATGCTAATCTTTTCATTTTTCGTCATTATATTTTGTTTATCAATCTTTCTTTCTATGTAATCAACTATACCTTTGTAGTCTTTTGCTTTCATCTCTCCTCCTTATCTCTATATTTTGGTAAAGCATCAAATAATGCCATAACTCCACCAAAACAAATTAATAATCCTATTGTAAAATCTAAATGTATGGCGATTATAAATCCTAAAAAACTAAACATAAAACCAAATAATAATTGTATCATTTTTCCTCACTTTCTTTTGTTTCAACTATATCTGACTTATCAAACTCTAAAGTATCTGATATTCCATTTCTAGTTATTGTAATTGTGGTATCTTTCCATTCATCTTCAGAAATAACCACACCTTTAATATCTACTATGTACTCTTTCATTTTATCTCCTTTCTTTTTTTATTTCTTTCTAACTTTAATTTATATTTAGTGTAATATACTCCACCTACACAACTCAAGATATTTTTTAAGGTTTGTTCCATGAGCCTTTTTACATTATCTTGAGTTGGTAAATTCTTTTTCATTCTTTTATTTCTCTAATTCTATAGTCACAACATTTGTGTCTTCGTTCATTAAATCTTGATATTCCTCCTCATGTTCAGAAATCATATTTACCTCAAATTCATTTTCTAAAGTATCTAAAATTTCCGATTCATCATTTGCACCATATCTAAAAATATCAATTATATTATTATTTTTATCACAATCAAAATGAAGATAATTAGTTCCATCAAAAAGTATTTCCGTATCTTGTTTTTTATCATAAATAACTTTTATGTTATTTAACCCTTTGACCTCTTTTAATGGTATTGGGTTCGTTGGTCTATAATATGTACTCATTATTTTTTCTCCTTTTTATTTTTTCTTTAATACCATAAGTATTCTGTTTTATATTTTCCTTTCGTGTCTATTGTTGCAATAGCTTTGATTTCTAATAAACTCTTATTATGTAGTAAAGTTGCTTGTATCCACTTATGTTTGTTCTTAACCGCAAATCTTAAAGCAAGATTTTTTGTTTTAAAAAATCTAGTATAAAATCTTTTTGGTAATTTACCTCTATCAAACATTTTTCCCTTTCTTAATAATTGCCAATAGTAACTTCCAATATTTTTATATCTACTCATTATTCTATCCTTTCTTTTCCCCAAATTATTTCATTATCTTGTTTTTCATACCATCCCTGGGGATATATCGGTTGATCTGAAGAAGTTCTTTCCATTTGCCTATCATACATCATATTATCCAATCTTCTTTCATTTCTCATATTACAAACCCAATCGAAAAGTTCATTTATTTTATCTATAACAATTCCTTTTAACTTGTAATTGTTTCTTTTTGTATTAAAACAATCAAAATTTTTTGTTGGATTATTTTCAAAAAAATCTAAAAAATCATAATAATCTAATTTAGACAATTTATTTAATAATTGTTTGTATGTAAGATCAAAATTTTCTTCCTTAATACATACGTTTATTCTTATTTTTTTTGCCATTATTTTTCCCCCTTCTCTAATTTTTTTATTATCCTAGGCAAGAATTTTCTTGCAATTGGGCTTTGTTCGTCTTGATCTCTTCTCTTTTCAAGTTCAATGTGTAAGTCATCATATAACCAATCTAACAAAAAATCTTTTTCTCCTTTAGTCAACTTAATATTCATTTTCCCTTCTCAATTATTCTCACACTAGTTGGACAATCGGCAAGATGCATAACATCTCTATATAAATGTCTGTAAGCGGTATAATGAGATGGAATATAATAAATTCTTTCATCATTGTAACCCTCGACATTATAATCGTAACTATCATAGAAATATTGACTAGTTACACCAACCGCAATTTTACCTTTTCTTGAACACTCTTTAATCTTTTGAACCATTTTTAAATCGTGTTCATCTTGGCTAGGTCTATTTCTTTTAGAAAAAATACCTTTTAAGTATAGTTTTTTCATATGTTTTTTTGTTTCTTTTTTCATTTTTTCTCCTTTCTTTTTATTTATATACCCCATAAGGGACATATTCATTTAATTGTTTTACCTCTTTACAAAGTT